GGCAGCACTTCGGTGCTAAACCTCCTGAAACTTGCTCGTAGCCCTCACAACCAGCCACAATCCACACGCAACTAGCGACAAGCGCTACCGATGTCGCTTGGTAATACGCACATGCGCGAGGTGGCTGGGCGAACACCCGTTCGCTTGACTCATCGGTCGGCTTGCCCTACGCTGGGGTTCGTTGGCAACAGCCAACACAACAAGTCCATAGGAGGACACCGTGAACAAGCAAGACCAGAAAGCACTACAAGACTTGGAAGACGCCAAGAAGCAACTGCTTCGTGGCAGTTGGACGAGTCCAGATACGACACCCAAGAAGACCAACTGGTTTATCCAGTGCCACGACAGCCAAGTGGCAGGGAAGCCAGAAGCAGGGCGCATCGTCTTCGTGACTAAGTCACGGGGTGCATTTCAGTTGGCGCAACTGGTGGAGAAGCACAGTGAGAAGACCGACAAGTTGGGTCTCGCAGTCTCATTGTGGACAGCCACGGTTATTGACTAGCAGTAAGCAGTTGGGGGGAGGGCGCAAGCCCTCCCCCCTTCTTGCGCTACCGATGTCGCGCGCGAATACCCACATGTGCAAGCGCATGGGGCAAAGAGCGAACACTTGTTCGTTTGACTCGGTGGTCGGGTTGCCCTAAGGTGGTGGATGTCGGAGGCAAGGAGCCAAAGACAAGGGGTCAGGAGGCCCCAAGACATGAACAGCAAAGACAACATGAATGCACTACGCCAAGCCATAGCCAAGTTCCCTCGGGGCAAGTGGCACTCACCAGACACCACCACCAAAAAAGAGAACTGGTACGTGTCGGTGGCGCAAGGCCAAGCAGTAGGGATGCCAGCAGTTGGTGACCTGGTATGGGTCAGCAAGAGCCGAGGTGCCTACCAGGTGGTCGAACTGACCGAGCAAAAAGGTGACCATGTCGACAACGTCGGCATAGCCCGAGTGCTCTACTCGGCCAAGGTTGTGGCTGAACTGTAAGAGCAACCGAGAGCCCCCGGCCGAGAGGCCGGGGGTTCTTTTTTTTTGTCTACTCGCAGGTGCAAGGAACCGGGGGTATGCCTCTACCGTGGTGGGGTGGGGGGTCAATATACCCGTTCTCTCTATAGAGCCATTTCGTAACCTAAGCCTAAGAAAAATATTCATCTTTGGGCTACGGCTTCGCATTTAAGGGTAACTGGTTGCAAACGTTCTTAGCCCCCCCAAGTTCTATTTCACGCCTGAACCCGTCTGTCTTGATACCAAAAGAAGGCGACCACAATCGGTCCCCTTTTCAGGCCATTCTTCCGTGCGGTCTAGCGATACTTCCCCAGTCGTTTGTGTGCTGGGAGGAATCTAACCGTTTAGGGTCCGTATTCGTCTGGTTGTGTGAAGGACACATTAGCACCTCGGTCAGGCATCCACAACCCCTGTGCTAAAGTTTTTTTGTGACTCGCCGAAGGCAAAACTCACTTGACGACATTAGCAGTCAAGCTTTTGGCTGGCTGGGTAGTGCAGCAAAAGTTGTGGGGCGTGCTGCTGCGCAGAATCCGCTTGTTGCTCAGAACATCAGGTACGGAAAGGCCGCACTTGATGGCCCTGCTGCCTTAGCTAAGACGGCCGCCATTGACCTTGCTGCTGGTGCTGCTGGGCGTGTGGTCACCAAAGGTGCTTCTATTGCTGCGCGAGCCGTTGTCAAGACTGGTGTTCCTGCTCGCGTGGCGAACAAGGTGACCGGTCAAACGGTGTTTGTTCATGGTTCCCCAACACCCAATCTTTCAAAACTTGAAACCTTTGCAGGAAGTCGTGCATTGCCAAATGAAAAAGTTGTGTACGGTTGGGACCCTTCAACCAACAATGCACAAAATTGGTTGACGAAAAACTCTGCAACTATAATAAACGCCAGAGGCAACAATGCTTCTTCTGTCTATATTGCAAAAGCGCCAACAAAAAGTGTAAAAAATCGTGCTGATGACGTCAACTGGAATGTTGTTACTTCTTCTACGCCTGCAAAAGTCGTAAAAGAATTGCCAATACCTTCCAACATTGGTGATGAATATTCAGAAACATTCAAACAATTTGACAAAAGGGTTTTGGACGCTGTAAAACAGGCGGGCGGCAAACTTGCCAAAACTCCCAAGCCCCCCAAAAGGAAAAACATAAACCGAGGCGTTTCCTGATGGCTCCACGTAAATCATCGAAGAACCCAATCGACGACATTGGCAAGACTGTCGGTGGCTGGCTGGGTGGTGCCGCCAGGTCTTTGGATACTTTTGTAAACCCCGAAAAATACCTAGACATGAACCTTGCCACCAGTCGTGCGGTTACCGGAATTCAACAAGTTACGGATGTTCTTACTGGCGGCGCAGTGTCTGCAGCAAAAGCTGGACCAGACGGGATTGAACGTTACGCGAGACAGCAATTAGCAATTACTGCAGCGACAATGGGTGCTGGTGCCGCTTTGCCTTCTGTTGCTGGGGCACTAGCCAAAAGTTCTGCTGGCAAATTTGCGTCGCGCAAAGCCTTGGATTTGGTATACGAAGCACGAATGCTAAGGCCCGTTACTTATCGCAAAGCTGTACAAATGAAGAACCCCCTCATTATGCAAATAGGGGAAATGAGGGGCCAGGTAGCAAGACTGGAAGATGCTGCAGAGACTGCCAGACTTACTCGAAATGCTCCAGACTACGATTACATGGAAGCATACGAACAGGGCGATGTTTATCGGCTCTCAAGAAGGGTTGCCGAAATTGCTGAAACACAAGGCAGGGCCCCCTTGACCTCGGGACGCTCAAACAGAATACTTTCCGAAACTGCAAGAGATGCGTATGCAGCCATAGACCCAGACCTAAACTCGAGGGAACGAAATCTTGCCAATCGCTATTTGCGAGAAAGGGGCCGAAGCGTAAGAGAAGTTCTTAAGAACAAAGAGGACTTTTCGGCTCGGCAGGCACCCCAAATGCGCAATACAATTGAGGCAAGGAGAGCAGCACAAAGGGCTGCAAAGCTTCAACGCCAAATAGACCTTGCCAACGCTAAGCGCAACATGCCGGAAAATTTCATAGACCCACGGGATTTCTTTAGATAAGTGCCAAAGGGGAAACGGGCAGTAAGCCCTGAAGACAGGGCTATATTCTTTCAGTCAATTCAGTCTGGGATGAACATGAAGGAGGCTTCAAGGCTTTCTGGTATTTCGTATACAACCGCTCGCAACTGGGTCGCTAGTTCCAAGAAAACAAAACTTGAATTAGATGAGGCTAAATTGCAAACTGGTCGCGGAACCGGCGGCAATAGCCTGTCTCGTGACCTAAATGCAATGCGCGATTTGCCCCCGGTAATTCCGCATGGAAGGCTGAGCAAACGTGCAGAACGAGGACTAATTGACTTCGATTACTTCAGGCGCGTTTACCTGGGTCGCGTCCCCAGCCCATGGCAGGTAGATGCCGCTTACAAGATTGTCGAACGCCTTGAGAACCAGGACAAAAGATTCATGGTCCTCAACTGTCCACCAGGTGCCGGTAAGTCGACCTTGTTCCATGATGTGGCGGTTTGGTCAATAGTCCGCAATCGCGCAGTTCGTGTGATGATTGGCTCAATCTCGCAAACCCTGGCAAAGATGTATAGCCGTCGTATTCGCGATACTCTAGAGCGCACAGCACCAATGCGCCCAGACCCAGAGTTGGTCAAACGTGGTCTTGCCCTTGATGCCGAGTCGTGTCTCTCTCTTGACTACGGGCGATTCAAGCCCAACAGTGCCGGAGCTCTTTGGCGCGCAGAAGAGTTCATAGTTGAACAGTACGCCGGGGGTGCCCTAGACAACAAAGAACCAACCGTTTCTGCTTACGGTATTGAGTCCGAGTTCATTGGACACCGTGCCGACTTGTGCTTGTTTGACGACGTGGCCTCCCCAGAAAACGCCAAGGAATCCGTAGCCCGAGATAAACTCATTGAACGCTGGGACTCAATGGCCGAAGCCCGCGTAGACCCGGGTGGTCTTCTTGCCGTTATTGGGCAGCGCTTGGGCACCCTTGACCTATACGCACATTGTTTGTCAAAGGTGACCTACGAAGACGAGGAGGACTATGACGGCGAAGAGGTTACCGACCTGTCCGAAATCCCAGAGCCCGTTAAGATTCAGAAGTACGAACACCTGGTTTACAAGGCCTATTACGAAGAGTTGGACACTGGGCAAAAATCCCGCCGCAATGACGCCCCTCCCTGGCCCGAAGGACCCCTGCTTGAGCCGTACCGTCTTTCCTGGCGCGATTTGTCTTACATTCGGCACTCCTCGCCCCAGAAGTTTGCC